CCGCTGGAACCTGGGCTGTTTGTATTGACTCTAAAAAGCCCTAACGGAACGATCCTATTTACATCGTAAAGACCACTCGATCCACCACCACCACTACCAGGACGAGAGCCGTCACGTTGATCAGCTTTAGTTGAAATAATAGGGGCTGATGTCCCCTTCACGGGAGGACTCGTCAAGTTTCTTAGTACGATGTTGCTTACCATGCTCTAACCCTTAACTATTTTCACGCATACAACTTGTCTTTTGATACCACCCGCCCAAATACAGCTAAAGCAGCACCAAAAACTTGAATTAAGTTATCAACAGTCTGAGTAACTAGAACTGCCTCATCAGCTGATACCCCCACCAAGGGACCAAGTACAGGCGCCAAGGTTATCAATACACCCCAAATGGTTTTGGACCTAAGTATGTGTTTTCTTTTCATAGGTGACTCCTTAGAGGACTAAGGTTTAGAAATAGCTTTTTCTACTCATGACTCTGTTACCAGTGGCCCGCAAAGGACCATCAGACCAACCTTGATTAACATGGATGCGAGCTTTTCCGAGTTCCTGTTCCCACAGATTTTTGTGATAAGAACCAAGCTCTTTATCTGTCCACTCTCTGTTAGGCATCAAAAGAAGTCTTGAAAGCACACCGCTTTCAATGGCTTCAAGCCAATCAGTAAATAGAAACTCAGGAAGCTTTGTGGCATTACGTTTTGGCTTTAAAGCAAAAGAACCAATCATGCCAGTGGCGTTAGTTTCATTTGGGATTCGATCAAAACCAATCAGTACATGGCTATTGATTTGGTAATAACGGGTGGGCTCACCCATGGCCGTGCGCCAGTCTTTATTTCTTGAATTAAGTTCTTCAATGGTAATCGGTCTAAGGTCTTTGCCATTGACGATCAAAGACTCTAACTGAGTTGCATCAGCCTGATTATTAGGTAGGTATAATTCGTACTTGCCTACCCCCTTAACAATTGAATGGGGCTGGGTTTCTTCTCTCCACAAAAACGATTCTGAGCAAAGCTTAATAGCTGCTTGGACTACTTCCCGTTTAATCAGAAGATCAGCACACCCAGAGACATTTGGTCTGATGTAAGTGACAAATTCAGTGACATTAATCATTGTTTTTGTCCCCTTCTTTTCGGAGAGGCCTGAACCTTACTTTGCGACTCAAGCCCTAGAAGCTGAATAAACTTCTGGTAGGCTACTTCAGCAGATTGTGCATCAGGGTTTTGATCATCAGCTCTCGAAAGACAACGCCATACGGCGTACTGAATCATCGCCCCTTCAAAGGCATCGCTAATACTAATATCTGGATCGGCGCCAAAATCGGGCGCAGCTGGAATCTTTGAGGTTTGAATCTCAATCCTCGCCGCTGCACTTGGCCTTGGGTATAGGTAGAAAACTTCGGGCACTAAATCATTGAAAACAAAATGTTCAATAACATCTGATTCATCAGCTTGGTGCCAATTCGGATCAAGCTCATCAAGAAATGATCTTTGAATGATCGAAATGGCTCTACCAGGAACGCCTCCAACAACGTTATGAGGAATATCTAGGAGCCGAAAAGAATCACTCGGGATGGTTTGTTTTGACACCCCATCAGCTGGGTCTACTTCTTCAGATACTGCATTAGCATCTGGTCTAAGCAAGATGACTTGCCGTTCAGCTTCAGCCAACCATTGCTGCACCTGCGCCAGTTCCCACGTCACATTGGTCGTGTCAGTCAATAACTCTGAGACTTTTGTCACCAGCGCAGAGAACTTCATTAGCTATCACCCTCAGGCTTCTCATCTCCTTCAGGTTTCCCTTCAGCTTCCTCTTCGGCACCATCATCTTCAGTCTGACTGGCCAGATCAGCAAGCACCTTTTGAAGATGGCCTCTAATGTCTTTCACCTTCAATGAGGTTGGGATAGTCAAACCGATTTTACTGGCTAGATTTAGTAATTGAGGCTTACTCCAATTACCAATATCAACCTTCGGATCAAAACCCTCGGGCATCATTACGGAAACAGCTTTGGTCGAATCGCTTTTCTCAATTTTTTCCTTTTGATCTTCAGACATACGTGAAATGAACTTATCAGCTTCTTCAGGAGAAGCTGGCACCATGTGTCTATTTCTCATTAGGCCTGGGGTTGCGACAAACAACCTTCCATTCCTTTCATTTTTAAGTATCTGCATACTCACCTCGAAATTTATATTCAGAATCATAGTAATCAAGGGGTTAACAGCCCCCCTTGATCAACTCGCAACAATCACTCTCTACAAATCAATTAAATGCTAACTACACCATGACCAAGCGCAGTGTCATTAATGACTTCATAGCCATAGACACACAGCCCTTGAACCAGCTCACGGAAAGCATTTGGGTCAGGCATACGTCTGTTTTTAACCATTTGAGTAGCAAAAGTTAAACCCTCTGGATGACCGAACATAATGTCGTACTCACCACCAGAAAGGTTGATGTTATTGCTGTTGTAAATTTCGAAACGATCGATGATACCCATTCTTCCATTACGCAAAATGGAAGTACCATCACCTGCCAAGCTTGCATCTTTAAGATCAGACTTCTTGATCATGCCGCAAGCTTTGGGTGGTAATAGCAACCAACGATCAGTGCCAGGAATATTCTGCTCATCGAGAACGGTACCGCAATCAACGATGTAATCGAGAATATTAGCTTTAGTCAAAACAACTGGCGCAGCTGCTGCACCCAGATTGATGTTCCCAGATTTTGCTCCTGCAGTGGCACCAGCATTAGCTGCAGCTACATCAGCAAAAACACTGCCAAGGACATCAGTGTCTAAGGTGATTTTCATTTTTTGTGATGATTCTTCAGCCCACTTATCGATTTGCGGCAAATCAGACTGAAGCTTATCAACACTATCTACACCGAAAGAAAAGTACTGAGCGCGATCAATTAAAAGATCAACACCATCAGAACTTAACGTTTCATGCTGCAGAGTTTGGCCAATTTCATAAGGCCGAATGGTGATATCGGGTGTGGTTCTGATATGAACCGTATCGCCCTTATCTTTGATTTGACCTTCATAGTTCGTATTGGCAATTGATCCAAAAACCGTTGCTGCATAAAACTTAGCGACAAGTCTCATCGCAAAGATTTCTGGAATATAATTTGAACCATTTGTCGAGTAGTTTACATAACCCGCTGCTCTTGCTAATGACATGTATCACATCTCCAACTCGGAGATGCAACCTTTAACGAAGCATCTGGCCTTGGCTTTGCCCTTGCCTTGTATCATGAGAAAACTTGAATGGGTCCTTTACACCCTCAGGAACATTCTCAAGAACTCGGCCCTCATTAAACGCTGCATCTAACTCACCCTGAATTGCAGCTGCTTTAGCGCGACCTTCTTCGGTAACTCGGTAATACTTGTTTTTGACTATATCATCGCTTAACGCTCTATATTCAGCCATGGTGTAAGTCCGCTTCAAGTTTTGCTGTGGCTGAGTGTTTTTCACTGAGCCAGGCTGAACTTGTTCTTCAAGTATTTGCTGTTGAGTACTTTGTTCAGGTTGCGGTTTTGCATGCTGCTGCTGTTCAGAGGACCAGGTAATATACATGTCAGCAGTTTCATTGAGCCTTCCAGCATGGAAGTGATCAAAAAGCAACTGGCGTCTCTGCGTGCCAGTATTCGTGTCGAATTTGTCTAACCATGCATTGAAGCCTGGATCATCATCAATTCGGTCTAAGGTTTCTTTGCCTCCAACCAAATGAGCAATAAATTCAAGTTTCTTTTGGTTTTGTAATTCAACGCCTTCATCTTGTGTCTGAGTCTGCGCTGGAATCCTATCATCAAGCAATTCAACTACACCAGATTGGATTATTTGGGCAGTTTTATCGCCAAACTCTTCACTGACACCTTTAAAGTAATTAACCGAGCTCTTTTGCTCAGTTAACTGCTTTTTGAGGTCACTAATCGTTTGCTCGTACTTCTGCCTTTGATCCCTAATCATCCTGTGTAATTCAGGTACTTCTCGACGGTATTTTCCCTCGAGTACCTTGTAGCTTTGCTGTAGTTTTTCCAGTTCAGAGTTTGCTTGGTATTCCGGTTCCGGAGTCGGAGCCAAGTCAGTATCAAGACCAGGTTGGACGGGAGCCGCCTGCTGAGGTTCGGTATTCCCATGCTCGGCATCTTGATTTGGTATAGATTGCCTTTGAAGCATTTCTGCCACAAGTTCATCTGCCAGATCGTTAGCCTTTTTTTCCTGTAAATTCATAAAGTCCTCGTTATCGGTTATGAGCCGTGGAGCCAGTGGAGCCTTGTTCAGGTATTCCAGTTGGTATTCCAAGTCGGTATTCAGTTACCTTAACGTGACTTATTTCAAAAACGGTTCAAGGCTGTCAAGAACTTTTTTGCAATTTAGTTTCAGCTGCAGAGATAGCATCGACTAAATTCTTTAAAGCAATGACCTTTCCTTGCATGCGGTGAAGCTCGGGACCTTCCACAAACAAGGAGCTTTGCATCTCCTTTTCAATGACACTTTCAAGCAATGGCATTAAAAAGCCACCGGTCATTGGATCACGACGAAAACGAATCATGGCCTTGGCCTGCTCTTCACTGATGTCGTAGAAGATTCCACTCATACCAATCTCCCCAGCTGACCCTGCGGGTTACCAGCTACATCTTGGTTTTGATTTTCGTTTTGATTTTGGTTTTGATCTTTCTGCCCATCAGAGCCGGTTTCGTTACCCCGCTGATCTTGCAATTGAAGCTGCATAATCTTCTCCTGCAAAGCTTGATGGTCAGGAATAATATCTTTGCCGTAATCCATAGTTTTAAAGGCGTGCCGCAGCATTTCAGACCGCCCTTCCATCCCAATGATCTGCAAATCAATAGGATTGTTGGTGAATTGAAGCATTTCCATATTTCGGATTTGCTGAGTTTCTTTCTGCACAAGAGCATTAGCCCCTTGGGCAACAACTTGGGCATCTCCTTTGATACTCATATCTTCATCGAAGAGCATGTTATGGACGTAATACCTTTCTACAAGCCCTCCAACTGCTTCATCAATATTGCCAATGATCATCTTGATTCCACGTGCAGCAGAGCCAAGAAGCATTGAAAGCCCACTAGCTGTTTTCGCAGCACCTGCCCCACTGTCAGAGCCTGACGCATAAGCGGGGATACCCGATACATCATCTGCATACCGATTGAGTCTTTCATAAATAATTAGGAGCTGCTCACCATGCATACTTGGCTGAAAGAAATTTACCGGCACCCCAGTTCCTTTACCACCCTGTGCCACCTGCCAGATTTTCCAAGCATGAATATGGGTAATATTCTCACCCCTTGGTAATCCACTTGGATCAATGGCAACCTGAGGCCCTGAAGCCATACTGACGTTTTCAGCCAGGGAACGGATGACATAGTTACATACTTCTTGAATGTCATGGATGAGCTCAGGGATACCTTCACCCCACCACGAGCCGGGCTGATCAACAGCGCTGGCCTTGTAGAATGGTTTTCGCCCAAGAGGATCGGGGTTTAACACACACCTGATGACCTCATGCCCTATCAACCAGGCTTCAATCTCATAGCTCTTCAAGGGATCATCAATTCTATTCTCAGGAATACCCCATTCCAGCAAATCTCGACCGCTAGCAGGCCCTCGATACTCAATGGCTTCAAAGATATTCGACTCACTTGAAAAGTTCATTCTGCCTTCAAGTTGTTCTCTGTCACTATCAATGTGCTCATACCAACCGGTATAGCCTTTGGAGCCATAGAGGTTCAAGATTCTCTGAATAGCATCATCCTTGTTCCCCCTAAGACCGATCATTTGATACAGATCGGCATAAGTCAGTCGATGCTTAATCATCAGAGGGCCATCTTGCATGTCAGTGGCATACGCACCTGGAAAGACATCAAAGGGGCTAATTCTTTGCACACAGAGCTTGATACTCTCAGCAATTCTAAGCTGGCCACCTTCCCACTTGAGCTTAGGGGCTTTTGTAATGACTGGTCCCTTTAAGATACCAGCCTTAAAAGTCACCACATCATAAATAAAGTCTTTAAAAGCTTTCTTAAAACCGCCTTCTTTGAGCTGGTCATCAATCTTCTCTGACATTTTCTCAACGGCTATTTTAGCCTGCTCTTCCAGTTGCTTTTTGATCTCAATCTTGGCGTCTTCAAGCAATGAGTTCGCGACCTCAGGGGGAAACCCCTGCTGATGAATAAGCGCCTCAGCCTGCATCATCATTGCATCTTCCTGCTCTTGGCTGAGTTCAGGCACCGGCGTTGACTCGAGTAACCACGGTCTATCTTGCCCAGCAAGAATGTCCTTAATCCAAGACTCAGCAGCACGGCACTTAACATCGGTAAGACGAATAAACACCTCGACACCATCATGCTTTTGGATGTCAGCCAAGATGGCAGCATCATACATCCCCTTTCTTTGCTTTAGGGACTGAATCATCTTCTGGTGATGAGGTTCCTTGCACCGATAGGCCAAACTAAAATCAGTACGAATGTGTCTAGCCAAGGATGAGATAAACTGCTGCATCGGCTTATTCTGATCTTCAAGCTGCTTGGCTTTCATTTCATCGTATTTTTCATTACTGAAAACCCCAAGGATACCGGGCTCAGCATTTCTTTTGGGTGTGATTAAGTTACTCATCGAGTTCTCCCCCCGGAGCTGACAATCTCTCTACGCTCAACAATCCTCTTGAAGAAAGGCTGAGCCATGGCGCCTTGCTGATAGGCATCAGAGGTATCACTACATTCATCATGCAGTGGCGCATTCTTCCACCTGCCTAGTTTTTCATCCCACTGTTTACGATACTTCTCAAGGTGAGCAATACCCACCTTGCAATTCTTTTCATCAAAGGAGCAAAGCCCGAGCCACTCACGAGCAGCATCGATACTCAGCTGTTTATCAACCACCCTATCAATTTTGGTAAAGATAATCCCATAGCTTTCGGCCTGCTGAAGTCGAGTTCTTCCATCTCCCCCATAATCGGCAATTTCGAGGTCATGAGGTCCGATGTGAGCACCATAGCTATAGCTTTTTTCAGTTCTCCACTCGTTAACGAGTTTGAGGTAGTGGCTGAATTCGTGGCCTGTGTCGCGGTGGAAGTCGATGAATATGTACCTGCCCCCAACCCGCTGCGCGAACCAAATGACTGTATAATCATTCCGGCCGAGGTCCCAGAATGTTTCGACTGGGACACCAGGGGTATGAGGGAAGTCACCAACTCGACCTTCGTTATAGATTTTCTGGAATTGTTTGGCAAAGTAAGCTCCTTCAATGGTCTCTTCAAAGGCTTCTTTAGAGGTTGTCGGGTGTTCCCGCTTCATATCAGAACCAAGCATCTCTTCAGTTCTGACATACCAAGCCTTTTGATTCTCAGTGAGCTCAATACCAAAATCTTCCTCAACCTTATGGAAGTACTCAACGAGCCTAAAGGGAATAATCGTCAGCTTAGTTTCTTCTTCATTTAGTGAGTTCTTGGGGTCTTGCCACCAACCTAGAAAGTGAAAACGCCAATCCTGCCTTGCAAGTTTCTTGGCCTGCAGCTGAAGTTTCTCTGCCTTTTGGCAGATATCATAGAAATACCCATCACGGCCTTCAGCTGTTGATTCAATGAATATGGTCTGATCCAGAGGAACTGCAGGAAATGATCCTGTTACAACCTCCTTAGCTCGATGTGGATACATTGCACAAATCTTTCCAAATTCAGAAACATGCAAAAAATCAAGAGTACCTGACCGCATTGATGTTCCTACTCGAATCCAACTATTATTGGCAAGCTTTAATATCTTCCCCGTTTTCTTAACTGAAGGAGACATACCTTTTATAAACTCAGGCAGCTGTTCATAAGCAAACTTAATCTTGTTATTAAATAGATCACCGGCTTCATCCAGACCATGGGCAATGACACCACATCTCACATTGTCATTAAAAACACACTGATCAAGCATAAAGATCATCACAAAGGTCGTGATCCCATGCTGTCTTGATTTGAGATAAACATTGCGATTGTGCATTGAATAGAAAACTTTCCGCTGTACAGGCCTCATCTCAAAGGTGACCATCTCGCCATCTTCATTGATAACCTTGTAGAGGTTATTCATTCGCCATTCCCAATCACTAAGTTTCTCAGCGATCTCCATCATCATTTGCTTTCGCGTTGGTATTCCTTTGGTTCGCTGATTATTCTTCATTAAGTGGTCTCCCCTTAGAGCAACGCTTAACAATGGCATACACATCAGAAAAGCTATCTACAACCATCTCATCCTTCTCACTGGCCTTCTCCCAGCCTTCAACTCTTGAGATGACATCGAACACAGCAAGCTGGTTATGGAAATAGGGTCTAGCGCCTTTGTTGGTAATAACAATGTCTTTAAACCCGCGTTTGACATGTTCAGGGATATTCTTAAGGTCATCCATCAAGTACCGTTGTTCCAACTTCGGCCCAAACTCTGTCATGACTTCGGTTTCAACAATAGTAAACGAGGTATGATTTTGCGCTCTAAAGCAGTTCCACAGCTGCTCAATAGCCTCCTCCCGTGTCCCTATCGCTCTTTTCGCTCTATTCTCGGCTACTGGTTTACAAAGTTCCTTATACGCCTCAGAAACCATAGGAATTGATAGCAATTTAGAGGACATCACTTGAGCATTTTTTTCACTTGAAGGTTGATACCCAGCATTCATATAAGCCTCAGTCTGATTCATCCCTTCAACGAGGTTACAGACAAACTTTTGTTGTCTTCTATTGAGTCTATGAAGCAGTTCTTTCTGCGTATCGGTCAGCACCAGTTCTTTTTCAGAACTCATTCATTCACCATTGGGAGATCATTGAAAAATTCTTTCACATCAAAGCAAGGGCACGCTTTTGATACACCGGGCAAATCACGGTGACCAAGCACTTCAGTAGCGCCATAAAAGTCCATCAGATAATTCACAAGGGTTCTAAGCGAACTCATTTCATATTTTGTATAGTTGAAATCAGCCTTACCCTTCTCATCAACACCACCGACAAGACAAATACCAATGCTGTCATGATTATGTCCTTTTGCATGAGCACCAGCTTTGTAGGGGTTTCTTGCTGCATGGATTGAGCCACGCCTATCGATGACATAGTGATACCCAATATCAGACCACCCTCTATCCAGATGCCATTGCCTAATCTCATTAACGCCTATGTCGAGACTGGGAGGAGTTGCCGAGCAGTGAACAATTATTCTTTTGATCTCTCTCATAGTTTCTAGCTCTTTCTTGGTTGCTAACATTAATCGCATCTTTCAAATCATCTAAAGCCTGGCAGACTTTTTCATATGTAGTGATAAAGCGAGTGGCTATTTCCTTTCTCTCTTCTTTTGCCTCAGACAGCAATTTTTCAGTAAAGCTTCTATGAGCAGCATCCTTTCGGTTAATTGTTCTAATGAATGCGAACACAACTACCAAAAGCATGAACATGGCTACTCCAGTAAGCCCATGCTCAGCAAACACATTTAAAGTTTGATCGGTTATTTGCATAACTACCCCTTAAAACTGAATTCGATTTGGTCACATAACAAACCATGTATCAAAAACGGTTCAAGGCTGTCTAGGGAAATTTCTCAGGAGATGCGGATTTAGTCTTTTAGTTTCTTGTTTGAGGTTGTTAAAGAGGTTAATACGGTACTGCTCACCCTTTGATTTACAACTCTCACAAATGATGATCTTATCGGTCTCAGGTCTTTCAGTTTTACATACCGGACAATAATACTCAGGCAAAAGGCCAGATAATTTAACTTTTCTAGCAATATAGTCAGTTGACCATAACGGATATCCATAAGACTCATAAAGCTGCTCAGCCACTCTCCTCCAAGTAGTATTAGGCTTAAGATACAATTCGGCGGCCAAGCTAACCGCTTTCCTTGGCATGGGAAAATTTCTCATATCATTTTGCTCCTCTCTGGTACTTAAAGGATTTCATAAGAGATGAATAATTTTTTACCCATGTGGCAAAAGCTAAACTTTGGTTCTATGCTTTTGAAGCAGTGACAAAAAAACATAGAACTCAGAATGAAGTGCGCTGCAACTTAAAATACCCCTTGGGGCCACACACTCTCAAGGCCCCCTTTTTTCAATCATATAGCGCTTTTACAAATATATTTTTTACAGTCTCTCAGATTTTTCTATACTCAAATACGGAACGATTGCATTCCACTTCACCCTATGTGATCGTTCCAGTTTCCTGAGTCTGAGCCATTCTGCTTTTGGGTTAGCAGGATGGCTCACCTAAATTCAGTACCACGTTAGTTGGGCTGCCTAGCCGTTGCGGCCCTTTTTTTTCAAAAGCTTATTTCAGTTACAAAATTCAAAAGTAATTTTCCAAGACATACCTATAACTGAGTTTTATGAGCTGATTCGGTTTGGTTGGCCGTAGGGTTGTCAGCTCATGCGGTAGTTGTATAGAGGGCCACCTTGAGTCGGCGGCCCTCTCTAATAATATGGTTCCACGAAACTTGGGGGCTACTCCTCGCTCAATAGCCCCTCCTTTTTTAAAATGTCAACGCAACTTCAATTTTTGGTGGCTTAGTGTTTTCACCAAAATCTATGGTGATCGGCCTGAACCTACTGTCATTAACGCCAAGTTCATTAGCAATGCCGTCTAACGCACCTTTTATGGAAGCCAAGCAATTGTCTAGATCATTACCTTTTCCGACTGGATAAAACTTTATATCTATCGGTATATTTTTATCATGTTTAACCTTGGGCAAGGCCTTCGCAATAACAGCACCAACAACTTTTTGCTTTTTTCTAGCCTCATGCTTCACCCTCCAATTATTTCGTTTGGAGTTGGGGCTACATCTTCGAGAAAACCAAGGCAGCGTCAAAGTATGAGTTTTCATTTAGTGGCCTCTGCAATAACGAAAAATTGCGCTCATAACATCAATTCCAAAAGGAAGATCACAATTATATTGTTGTGAATAGTTTGCGCACGTCCAAACAAACAGTTCTAATTCGATATTTTTATTAATACCACGACCAATCTGGCTTGGGATAATTTGCTTCATGATATCTCTTTTACTGGTCCGATTAGCCGGCCCCGTTCGATGCCAATAAGGGCTAAGTGGGCAAACACACCATTGACCGATCAAGACACCATCTTGCTTAGCTGAAGCACCTAGAAGGTGATCAATCTCGGCATGATTCCCTGTGAACAAACATCCCATGGATGCTACACGATCATGCC